GAGATGATAAAGGCAACCCTATAGTAGATGAAAATATGATGGCTAATCATCAAGATTATGAAGGTCAATATGGTGGTCTAATTAATTTTGGTTCTTCACAAGCTCCACATTTTCTTGACGCTAAAAGTTGGAGAGATGGTGATAGGTATGTTAACCAACCTTATTTACATAGAACTTTATCTTTTGATCCAGAAAAAGGATATTCAGCTAGACCATTAGATATTTATTATGATAAGTCTGGTGAACCTGTGGTTGATGAGCAAGGCTATGAAAGATATACAACTCCAAATTCAGGTTTTGCAACTATAGGTAATATGGGTTCTGGAATGTATAGTAATTACGGAAATATAGCTCCAGGTTTAGATTTAGCAAAGGATAGAAAATTTGATTTATCAAATACAAAAGATAGAGAAGAGTTTGAAAAGTATAGAGATCAAATGTATGAAAATCAACAAAACATGCTTCAATATGCTAACGCTATGTATGCGCTTGGGGAAGAAGGAAGATATTCACAATATAGACCAGATGAAAGACGCGGATATACTGAAGATCCTCTTTATGACCGTGTAGACCCTAGAAGTGGAAAAACAAGGCATGAAGAAAATCTAGAGAAACTATATAATAGACAATTTTCTACAGCTCCAAATAATCCGGGAATGATTGGCGCACCGGGTTCCGATGAAAGAGCTAGAGTCCTTGAATTTCTTAATAACCAAAACTTTAATATTAAGTAATGAGTAAAAAGAAATTTAAAGAAACAACCGTTGGACAATTATTGTTTGGCGCTGCATCTGTAATAAATCCTACATTAGGAAATGTATTACAAGGTGTAACATCACCAAAAGAAGCAATAGAAGCTATAACTAAGGCTGATGCTCCAGCAGAAGATAAAATAAAACTACAACAAATAATATACGAACAACAGACTAAAGAAATTGAAGCTATAACTTCACGTTGGGAAGCTGATTCTATGTCTGACTCGTGGATGTCAAAAAACGTGCGTCCATTAGTATTAGTATGGTGCATTGTTGTATTTTCTTTTGCAGGTATATTAGATAGTGTAGAAACTATACCTTTTCATATAAATGAATTATGGAATGATACTTTTGAGAAGGTTATGATGGCGGTCGTGTTAGCCTATTTTGGCGGACGAACGACAGAAAAGGCTAGTAGTATATTCAAAAAGTAAAAATCCTTATTTATAAGTGATAATATAAATAGAATTAAATTAAATTAAATATTATGAAAAAATTATTATTATGTATAGTAATGCTATTTAGTATTACTATGAATAGTCATGACTTACATGAAAATCTTTCTGGAGTATGGTCTAGTGATGAAACTAGTTACTATGTAGTTATTTTATATAATGAAGATGAAGGATACAAATTTGTAAACTTTTCTCTTTATGAACAAGATACAGTAGAAGAGCAGGTTATTGAAGTAACAGATAACTATGTAAAAACTAAACTTATTAATCCAGATAATGATTGGGAAGTGTTTATAACTTACTCATATGAAAATGACACATTAATGTGCACGTTTGAAGGAGATAGTAATCACAGCACATTGTATAAAAAACACTGGATAGTAACAAATTAAATTAAATAAAATGGAAGTAAAAAAAATAACACAAGAAGAGTTAGATAATATTACTAAATTACAAACTGAAATAGCACAATTATTACAAGATATAGGTGTTAATGAAGCAGAAAAACACGCAATGTTACATAAAATTGCAGGTGTTAATACGAAACAAGAAGATGTTAAAAAAGAACTAGAAAAAAAATATGGTCCTATTAACATTAATTTAGAAAATGGAGAATATACTGTAATTGAAAAACAAAATGGATAGCGTAATAAGAAAAATTAGTATTGGTGCTGATTATAAAAATGAAGCTATGCATTATTCTATAGGTCAGCAAGTATACGGTGGGCATGAAATATCTCATATTTTATTTGATAATAAAGATAATTCATATAATATTTATATAAAGAAAAACAACGAGGTATTACCATGGAAGAAATTTAATTCTAACATGGCAATAGCTGTTGAATATGATTTAGAATATTAATGAATAGTTTATACGAGTTTATTATTGAACCACTAGGGGATAGATATGCTAATAACAAAAAAATAGGTGAAAAAAATTTAATATTAAATACTAAAATTGAATCCTGGAAATTTGTTAACCGATATGCTAAAGTTTTAGAAGTACCACTAGCAATTAAAACACCTATTAAAAAAGGTGCTATTGTTGTGGTACATCAAAATATTTTTAGAAGATTTTATACTATGCAAGGAAAACAAAGCAATAGTAGATCTTATTTTAAAGATAACATGTATTTTGCCGGTATAGATCAAATATATCTTTATAAAAACAAAGATAAATGGAAATCTTTTGGAGATAGATGTTTTATTAAACCTTTAAAAAATTCTAATAATATAGATATAGCTAGAGAAGAACCTAACACTGGAGTATTAAAAATTGGTAATGATAAGCTAACTAATTTAGATATACATGTAGAAGATGTTATAGGGTTTAGACCTGGCGGAGAGTGGGAGTTTATTATAGATGATGAGCGCCTTTATTGTATGAAATCAAATGATATTGTAATTAAGTATGGAAACGAAAAAAATAAAGAAGAATATAATCCAAGCTGGACGAATAGCAGTTGATGAATTAATTAAAGTTGCTAAAGAACCTATTATTGATTTTGGTCCAGATATATCAGCAGATAGACTTAAAAATGCTGCAGCAACTAAAAAGTTAGCTATATTTGATGCGTTTGAAATACTAGCTAAAATTAATGAAGAAGAAAATATTATTGAAGGTAAAGTAGAAGAAGAAACTAAAAAACCTAAAGAATTTAAAGGTTTTGCAGAAGGGAGGTCTAAATAATGTACGAACAAACTCTTTTTAAAATATTACCTGATTATATAAAACCTAAAATACTTAAAAAAAATAATAAGTATAAAAAATGGGAGTATGGATATAATCCTGAACATGATATAGTTATTATAAGTAAAACTGGTAAAATAGGTGATATATATGAAATACAAAATTTAAAAATAGCATTACCTTTAGAAGAAGATGTTATAACTTTTAAATCTAATAGTTGGGAATACACTGAAATCCCTAAAGAATTAGGTAGAATTAAAACTATATTTGATTGGGAAGAATATCCTTTAGATTTTAAAGAAACATGGTATGATTTTATTGATAAAGAATTCAATAGAAGAGAAAAAGGATTTTGGTTTTATAATAATAATAAACCAACTTATTTAACTGGTACTCATTACATGTATTTACAATGGAGTAAAATTGATGTAGGTAAACCAGACTTTAGAGAAGCTAATAGATTATTTTTTATATTTTGGGAAGCTTGTAAAGCAGATCAAAGATGTTACGGTATGTGTTACCTTAAAAACAGAAGATCTGGATTTTCATTTATGGCTTCAGGAGAAACAGTTAATTTAGCTACTATTTCTTCAGATTCAAGATATGGAGTATTATCTAAATCAGGACCTGATGCTAAAACAATGTTTACAGATAAAATAGTTCCTATTTCTGTAAATTATCCTTTTTTCTTCAAACCTATACAGGACGGTATGGACCGACCTAAAACAGAATTAGCATATAGAGTACCAGCTAGTAAGTTTACAAGACGTAAATTAACCGCTAATACTCAAGCTCCAGAGCTTCAAGGATTAGATACAACAATTGATTGGAAAAATACTGGAGATAATAGTTATGATGGTGAAAAATTAAAACTATTAGTACATGATGAATCAGGTAAATGGGAAAAACCAAATAATATATTAAATAACTGGAGAGTTACAAAAACCACATTAAGATTAGGTAGTAGAATAATTGGTAAATGTATGATGGGTTCTACTTGTAACGCTTTAGATAAAGGAGGTAACAACTTTAAAAAATTATATTATGATTCGGATGTCACGCAAAGAAACCGCAATGGACAGACTCGCTCAGGATTATATAGTTTGTTCATACCTATGGAATGGAATTACGAAGGATACATTGATTCTTATGGCGTACCTGTATTCGATACACCGAAAGATTTAGTTAAAGGACCAGATGGAGTACCTATAACATTAGGAGTTATTGATTATTGGCAAAACGAAGTTGATGGATTAAAAGAAGATCAAGACGCTTTAAATGAATTTTATAGACAATTCCCAAGAACAGAAGAACATGCTTTTAGAGATGAAGCAAAATCTTCATTATTTAATTTGACAAAAATATACGAGCAAATTGATTGGAATTCTGATATAAAAAACACAAATATTATAACACAAGGAAATTTCCAATGGATAGGAGGTATAAAAGATACTGAAGTAGTATTTTCTCCTAGTAAAACTGGAAGATTTTTTGTGTCGTGGGTTCCACCTAGAAGATTACAAAATAATGTAATATTTAAAATGGGTAAGAAATATCCAGGTAATGAAACATTAGGAGCATTTGGATGTGACCCATATGATATATCAGGAACTGTAGATGGAAGAGGATCTAATGGTTCTTTACATGGTTTAACTAAATTTAGCATGGAAGATGTTCCACCTAATCATTTCTTTTTAGAATATATAGCTAGACCACAAACAGCAGAAATATTTTTTGAAGACGTATTAATGGCATGCATATTTTATGGAATGCCTATATTAATTGAAAATAATAAACCTAGAATACTTTATCATTTTAAACGTAGAGGTTATAGAGGTTTTTCAATGAATAGACCAGACAAAATATATAATAAGTTGTCTGTAACAGAAAGAGAAATAGGTGGCATACCTAATTCAAGTGAAGATATAAAACAAGCACACGCAGCTGCTATTGAAAGTTATATTGAAAGTTATGTGGGTAGAAGAGAAGATAATACTTATGGAGACGTATATTTTCAAAGAACATTAGAAGATTGGGCCAAGTTTGACATTAATAATAGAACATCACATGATGCTTCTATTAGTACAGGACTAGCAATAATGGCTTGTAATAAAAATAAATACAGACCTAATCCTAAACTTGTATTAAAAAATTATGATTTAGGAATTAAAAGATATGATAACAAGGGTCAATTATCAAAAATTATAGATTAAATGAAAAGTATATATAGTAACGGTAGTAGTATTTTTCCTAGCCAAGTGGTTAGTGACGCTGAGAAATCATCATTGGAATATGGTATGCAAGTTGCACAAGCTATAGAACAAGAGTGGTTTTTATTAGGAAGAACTAACGGAAATAGATATTTAACTACTTGGAATAATTACAATAGATTAAGATTATATGCAAGAGGAGAACAACCTACTCAAAAATATAAAGATGAATTATCTATTAATGGAGATTTATCATATCTTAATTTAGATTGGAAACCAGTACCGATTATTAGTAAATTTGTAGATATATTAGCTAATGGAATTTCTAATAAAGATTATGACATTAATGCTTATGCTCAAGATCCAGGAGCTTTACAAAAAAGAACCAATTATGCTGAAAGTTTAGCACAAGATATTTTTGCTAGAGATACAATGAAACAAATTACTGCTAAACTAGGTAGTAATTTATTTAATACGGAAATACCTGAAGAACAATTACCTCAAACTCCAGAAGAATTAGAATTACACATGCAGTTAAGTTATAAACAAGCTGTAGAAATTGCTGAAGAAGAAGTTATAAATCAGGTTTTAGATTATAATAAATGGGATTTAATTAGACGTAGAATAAATTATGATTTAGTTACATGTGGTATTGGTGCAGTTAAAACAGATTTTAATTTAGCAAATGGAGTTACTATAGATTATGTAGATCCTGCTATGTTAATATATTCTTATACAGAAGATCCAAATTTTGAAGATTTATATTATATAGGTGAATTAAAAGCTGTAACTTTACCAGAAATAGCTAAACAATTTCCTAATTTATCTGATGCAGAATTAGAAAAAATTCAAGAATATCAAGGAAATAAAAGTTATTTATATGGTTATGGTAATGGTCCATGGGATCAAAATACTATTCCTGTAATGTATTTTGAATATAAAACATATAGTGATCAAGTATTTAAAATAAAAGAAACTGAACAAGGTTTAGTAAAAGCTATAGAAAAACCAGATACCTTTAATCCTCCACAAACCGAAATGTTTGAAAGAGTAGGAAGAACAATAGAAGTATTATATAAAGGTGTAAAAGTTTTAGGTACAGACATTATGCTTAAATGGGAGTTAGCAGAAAATATGACTAGACCTTTTGCGGATACTACTAAAGTTGAAATGAATTATGCTTTATGTGCTCCACGAATGTATAAAGGAAGAATTAATTCAATTGTAAGTAGAATTACAGGGTTTGCTGATATGATTCAAATAACTCATTTAAAACTACAACAAGTTATAGCTAGAATGGTACCAGATGGTGTATTCTTAGACATGGACGGACTAGCCGAAGTTGATTTAGGTAATGGTACTAATTATAATCCAGCTGAAGCTTTAAACATGTATTTCCAAACTGGTTCGGTAGTTGGTAGATCTTTAACTCAAGACGGAGAATTAAATAGAGGAAAAATACCAGTTCAAGAATTAGCTAGTGGATCAGGTCAAGCAAAAGTACAAAATTTAATTCAAACATATAATTATTATTTGCAAATGATAAGAGATGTGACCGGATTAAATGAAGCTAGAGATGGAAGTTTAGCTGATAAAGATACTTTAGTAGGATTACAAAAAATAGCTGCACAAGCTTCTAATATAGCAACCAAACATATTAATAATGCTAGTTTATATTTAACATTAAGAGTTTGTGAAAATATATCTAAAAAAGTAAATGATATGTTAGATTATCCTTTAACGGCTAATGCTTTAAAGAATAGTATAACAGCTTTTAATACTGCTACATTAGATGGGTTACAAGAAATTAATTTACATGATTTTGGAATTTATTTGGATTTAGAGCCAGATGAAGAAGAAAAACAAAGATTAGAAGAAAATATTCAAGTTGCTCTTTCTAGTGGTGGTATTGATTTAGAAGATGCAATTGAAGTACGTCAAATACGTAATTTAAAATTAGCTAATCAAATGCTAAAACAAAAACGTAGACGTAAAATGCAGCATGATAGACAAATGCAAATGGAAATGAATCAGCAACAAGCTCAAGCAAATGCCGATGCGGCACAGCAAGCAGCTGAATCAGAAGTACAAAAACAACAAGCTTTAACAGCAGAAAAAGTTAGTTTAGAAGAAGCGAAATCTCAGTTTGAAATTCAAAGAATGCAAACAGAAGCTCAAATTAAAAGAGAATTAATGGCTGAAGAATTTAACTATCAAATGCAGTTAGAGCAAATGAAAGGAAATAGAGAAATACAAAGAGAACAAGAAATTGAAGATCGTAAAGATAACAGAACAAGAATAGCTGGAACACAACAAAGTCAAATGATTTCTCAACGTCAAAACAATGAGATGCCTAAAGATTTTGAAAATGATCCACAATTAATGAATCAACCAGTTATTTAATATTAACTATTTAATTATATTATATTATGTCAGA